GATCAGCGCGATGTAGGGCGCCGTGTCCTTCTCGAACGCAGCGAGGCTGGCCTTGGTGCGGGTGCCGGCCTTGACCTCGGCCTTCATCGCCTTCACGACGGCGGCGTGGCGCTTCACCGCTGCCTGGGCCTTCTGCAGGCCGCTGCCCTCGAGCACGGTCTGGCCCTTGTTGATGCGGCTGCGGATGGAAATGATGGCCTGCGTGATCTGGTCGTGGACGTCGTTGTAATCGGGAACCTGGGCGCCGCTCGCACCGAGGGTGGCGCGGAGTTTCTCCTCGGCCTCGCCGCGCAGCTTGAGGTAGCCGGCGGTGACGTCGGCGCCCTGCGCGTTCTTCTTCTGCCACACCAGGACTTGCTGGTCCTCGATCTGGTCCTTGTCCGTGGGCAGGCCGTAGCCGTTGCTCCGGCTGTTCTGGATGTTCTCGTGCTCGATGCGGGTCACGCGGCTGCCGGCCGGCGCCGGTGCCGGCTTAACGGGCTGGCGCGCCTCGGGGAACTGGTCGCCGATGTAATCCCGGCGCGCCTTCAGGGTGGCGGCGAGGGCCTTGGCGTCCCGGGCCTTCTCCGGGCCGTAGGCGCGCACCAGGTCGTCGATCTGGTCGTCGGTGATGGCCACCACGCGGCGGGCGCTGGCGACCATCTGCTCGCGGCTCAGGCCGCCGAAGACGGACGTCGTCTGGCTGGCGGTGCCGTCGCGGAGGCTGGCGATCTCCAGGACCTCGTCGCCCCACTGGCTGGCGTTCTTCAGGCTGCCCTGGGCGCGGTAGCGCAGCGCGCCGCCGGTGTCGACGCGAACCGCCCGGCCGGCCTTGACCAGGAGGTTGTCGTAGCCCATGCCGACGACGTCCCAGTTGCCGAGCCAGGCGTCCACCATGAAACCGTCGGCGACGCCCGGCACGTCCTTGCCGCCGGTCAGCAGGGCGCGGTCCGAGTTCAGGCCGTCGATGATGCGGCTGGCGATGTGCGTCTGGCCGTTCATCTCGATCAGCTCGAGGTCGGGGACCTCGATGCCGGCTGCCTGGTAGAGCTTGCCGGCGAGGACCTCGTTGCGGGCGTTGTCCACGCTGCCCGGGCGCTTGACGTACCACTGGATGCCGGTCTCGGTGTCCTGGTAGAGGCCGCCCGGGTTGCTGCCCTTTTGCGGGCCGATCTGCTGCAGGCTGCCGGGGTTGATGGCGGCCTTGGCCGTGGCGACCTTCGGTGCGCCGGGCTTCGGTGCGGGTGCCGGCTTCGCGCCCTTGATGGCCCAGGCGGCGCCGTCGTCGGCGGCCTGGTTCACGAACGCCTGCAGCATCTCGGGGCCGGTCATCTCCTCGTCGCCGAAGCCGGCGAGATCCTCGGCGACGCTCTCCAGCTCCTGGAGGTAGGTTTTCTGGTCGATGGGCGTCAGCTCATCCCACATTGCCGGGTCGGGGAAGCCGGCCTCGTCGGCTGACGTGGCGTAGTAGGCCGCCGTGTACTTGTCCTTGTCGCGCAGCTCGTCGTATGCCTTGGCTGCGCCCGTCGGCGCTGCGGCGGGCTCTGGCGCCGCCTGGACGGGCTTCGCGGGCTGGTACTCCGGCAGGTCCCACGTGGCGCTGGCGCTGCTGGCGGCCTTCTTCGCGTCGATGTCGGCCAGGACCTTCGCCTTGGCGGCGTCGTCGAGGCCGTTGAAGACTTGCTGTTGCTTCGGCGTCGGGATCTTGCCGGCGACGACCTTTTTCTTGTAGCCGGACAGCACGCTGGCCTGCTCGGCCTTGGCTTGCTGGGCGGCGGCCTCCTTCTCGATGGCGGCCAGCAGGGCCTTCGGATCGCCGTCGTCGGCGATGCCGTCCTTCTGCCACTTCGCCAGGATCTTCTGCTTGAGCTTGGTCTGGTTCTCGGCCTCGCCGGCCGCGATCTTCGCCAGCTCGGCCTTGGCGGCGCTGACCCCGGTGACCTCGTCGATCTCGGCCATCAGGGCCTGTTTCTTGTTGTCAGGCAGGCTGTCGAAATAGGCGGCGGCCTTCTCGCTCGGCGCGCTGCCCTTCTTCATGGCCTGCTTCCAGGTCTGCAGCATCGAGTTCTGCTCGGACTTCAGCGCCTTTTCCTTCGCCGTGGCCAGCAGCAGCACCGGGTCCATGCCGGGCTTCTTCGCCTGGAGTTTCTTGATCTCGGTGGCCAGGTACTTCGTGTTCTCGGCCAGGGCCTTGTCGATGGCGAGCTGGGCTTCCTTGCCGGGCTTCATGAGGTCCTGGAGGGCCTCCATCTGGCCGAGGCGCTTCTCGTAGTTCGCCTGCAGGATGGCCTGCTTGTCGCGGGCGATCTTAAGGGCCTTGCGCTCGGCCTCCTGCAGGGCCTTGGCCTTCTCGTCGAGGGTGGCGTCGAGCTTCGCCTTCCTGGCGGCCCCGGGGTTGTGGTCCCAGCCGGGATCCACGTCGGTCGGCACATCCAGCACGGCGCCGGTGCGCGGGTTCGTCCACTTCCGGGTCTCGATCTTCGGTGCGGCCTGCGGGGTGAGGCCCATGTCCTGGACCTCCTCTTTGGAAAGCTGGATGACGCCGCACCGGCAGTTCCAGCCGTTCGGCGGGAAGTGCGATTTCCAGAAGTCGCTGACCACGGCGTGGACCTCGCCGTCCCGGGCGGCGTGCTCGGGGCGGGTCCGGCTGTCGTCCACGGCGTCGTACATCAGGTAGGGCGCTTCGACCTGGTTCCGGGCGATGCTGTCCCACTGGCCGACGGCGTAGGCGCTCTGCAGGTTGCTGCGGAAGATCGTTTCCAGGCGGCTGGCGCTGCCGAGCTGGGCCTTTACGACCTGGCCGGTGAGCGGGTCGACGACGTCCTTTTTGCCCCACCAGCCGGCGGCCTGCAGCTCGGGGATGAGCTGCTTTTTGAAGTCGGCCAGGGTGGTGCCCTGCTCGAGGGCCTGCTCGAGCTTGCCCTTGACGGTCTGCAGGAGGTCGGTGTCCAGCATCTTCGCCACGGTGAACGCGTTGTCGTGCTCGGCGCCCAGCATGTCCTGCCAGGCGAACGACGGCGCCAGGCCCTTCTCCTGGAAAAAGGCGATGGCCTCGACGGGGTCGAGGGTGAAGCTGACCCCGGCCTCGAAGTATTCGATGATGCTAATCGCGCTGCCCCCGCAGCATGCCCATCAGGCGGGCGCCGATGGTGGCCCGCTGGACCTGCTTGACGCTGTCGTCGCTGGCCGGTTCGCCCATCATCTCGGCGATGCGCTTCTGGAAGGTCTCGAAGTCCTGGCTGTCGTCGAGGTAGGCCAGGAGCTGCTCGACGCGGCGGCCGTACAGGTCGTTGTAGCTGCGCGCCAGCTCCCGGGCGGCGTCGGCGATGACTTGCTGGTCCTGGCGGTGTCCGGCGCGGCGCTGCAGCAGCGTGCTGATCTCCGCGAACTCCGGCGGCAGCTCCCCGGTGCCGTTCGTGAGCGCGCCGGGCTGCACCGGCGCCGGGGCCGGCTTCTCGACCCAGCCGGGGCCGTAGGTCTCCTCGATGTACTCGGGGGTCGGCTTGAATCCCAGGGTGGCGATCTTGTTGTCGCGCTCCGCGCGCTCCGTGAGGTCCTCCTCCGGCTCGGTGTCCCGCACGATGCGGGGGACCTGGGCGCCGGGGAAGTTCCACTCGGTGAGCCAGGTGGCGACGGTGCGCCGGAAGCTCTCGTTGATCAGGTCGCTGTCGCTGTCGATGACGGCGTGGCTGACGTCGCTGTGAACCTCGGCCTGGCTGCGGCTGCTGCCGTCGTCCGTTGTCATGGTCTGGCTGAGGACGACCTTGCTGATCGCCTTGTCCATGCGCTCGCACAGGCCGTCGTAGTCGGCGGTGCCGCTGCGCGCGGCCTCGATGAGGTCCCACGTCATGTCGTCGGGCACCACGGCGCCGCTGTCGGCCTGGATGGAGGCCAGCACGGCCTTCGCCTTTTCGAGCTGCTTGGGGTCCTGCATCTGCCCGGCCGGCAGCTTCACCACGGTCGTCGGCATGCCGAACTTCTCGAGGAACACCAGCCAGAACTTGATGTCGCTGCGCTTGAAGAACACCGGCCAGTACAGGCTGTGGGCGAGGCCCTGGCCGTAGGGGTTGTCGTGGTGGCTGCCGCCGGCGGTGTACGTCCAGAACTTGCGCTCCGGCAGCAGGAGGCCCTGCGGGTGGAGGGTGTCGACCAGGTGCAGGCGGTGCTCGGCGTCGAACTTGAAGCGGGCGCGGTCGCGGACCTTGATGGCGTCGAGGCCCACCAGGCCGCCGTCCATCGCCCACATCGCCTCGGCGACCGCGAAGCCGTAGAAGATGCCGTACAGCATCTTGTCGGTCACGTCGTCCCACTTCACATGCTGGAGCTGCTCGGTCAGGAAGTCGGCGGCGCGCTTGTCCTGGGCGCTCTCGCTGGCGGGCTCGACGGTCCAGCTCGCGGCCGTCACGCCGGTGCGGCGCTGCTGAAAGGTGCTGTGAACCTGGTCGTCGCGCAGCAGCTCGTTGTAGACCGTGTAGTCGCGGCCCTTCCGCACCAGCACCGAGTCGGGGTTCTCGATGAGGATGTTGGTGTAGGCGCTGGTCATGGCGATGCCGTGGTCGGCTTGCGCCAGCTCCTGCATCTCGGGCTTGTCTGCCATTACATGAATCCTCCGAAGTCGTTGCCGCCGCGCACGCCGAGGTCGAAATCGTCGCCGGCGTCAGGCTCGTGGTCCGTCAGGCCGGCACGGCGGCCGCCCACGGCGTGGTAGTCGATGGTGACCCGGGTCGCGTGCGCCCAGGCCAGGAACTGGCTTGTGCTGTCGACCTGGTCGTCGTGGGTCGACAGCGGGAACGCGAATAGCTCCATCTCG